GTGGTTGGCACCGACCCAGCGGCACGCCTCCTGGACGGCCCGGATGGCGTTGCGCAGGTTGGTCGAGACTTCGCGCTTGATCTCCTTGGCGTCGCAAAGTTCTTCCACCAAGTCGGTGAACGTCACAAGTGGTGTCTGCGCCATTGACTTATCGCTGCGTAAAGGCTACAGTTCTGGAGTCACTACCTTCTCTTTTTCAGGAGCACGACGATGCCGAAGATTTGGCCCTACGGGCGCGCCAGCACCGACAAACAAATCATCACCCCCAAGGCCCAGCAGGACCGCATCCAGTTGTTCGACAAGTACCAGCGGGACAGCGGCAGTTGGGACGATACCTGGCTGCTGGGCGATTTCCTCTGCGACAGCGACGTGTCGGGGACCATCCCCTTCCGGCTCCGCGAGTACGGCAATGTGATCTTCACGCAGGTCCAGGCCGGCGACGTGATCGTGGCGGCCGACTTCGATCGGGCCTTCCGCAACGTGCAGGATTTCCTCGACACGATGGGGCGGCTCAACCAGCGCAACGTGGGCATCATCGTGCTCGACCTGGGACGCACCACGCTCGACACCACCAACCCAGCCAGCAAGGCCATGCTCACCACCCTGGCCGCCTTCAAGGTCTACGAGATCGAGAACCGGAAGAAACGCATCACCGACGCCGTGAACCTGCTCCGCAAGACCCGCGGGGTACTCCAGGGGAACAAGCTCGGCTGGAAGCTCGTCCCCAAACCAGGGGACACCCGCGCCAAGCCCGAGAAGATCGCGGTCCCCAACACGGCTCACCGCAAGGTCGGCGCCTGGCTCGTGCAGCAGATCGACGTAGAGGGCTGGGGCTTCCGCCAATGCTGGCGGCACCTCTGGCACGACCCAAAGACACGCTTCTGTCTCGGCAAGCGGCAGGAGATCAGTGAGTGGCATGTGCGGACGCTCTACAAGTTGTGCAAGGCCGGCTGGCCGAAAACGGGTGACTCGGACGGGGCAAGCCGCCATCACGCGCGGCCGTGTTTCGACACGACCGCCTCCTGAACCTCACGCAGCTTCTTGTGATTCTTGCGGCATTTCTCCGCCAGCGCCGGGTCGGCTTTCAGGCGCTTGCGGACGAAACGGCGCACGATGTCGGGAGCCAGCGGCACCTTCTTGGCCGGGTCGCGCTGCTTCTCGGTGTAGTCGCAGTTGACGGTGCCGGTAGACGATCCCTTGATGCTCTTGATGGCCTCGATGGCGTCCTGCTGGCTTGTGACCCAGGCGCGGGGGTCGCTGTACTTGAACGGCCCGCCGATGTAATACTTGCCGTCCGTGTTGATGCCGGCCTTTTTGGCGAGCGCCTGCATCTTCCGGCGGTTGCCAGGCCCCATCCGCTCCATCTTCTGCTGCTGCCCCTCGCAGAAGGTGCGGTCGGTGTTCTTGGTGCGGGGCGGCGACTGGAGGGCCAGCATGTGCGCGCCGCGGGGATATTCCCCTTCGCGGATCATGGCGAAGTAGTCGTCCAGCACGCCGGCCGCAGCGCATTCGTCCTCGAAGCGCTTCAGTTCGGATTCAGGGATTTCGGGGTAGTCGGTCACTTCTTGCTCCCCTGCGTTGCCATCGCCTTTTTCTTCATCGCCAACTGCTTCTTCTGGATGTCGAGCTTGCCCTTGGCGATGGTGGTGTCCACCTTGGCCATCTGCTTCTTCTGGGCCATCTCGACCTCGTGCATCTGCTGATCCTGTCTGAGCGTTTGCTGATGCTCCTGCTTCTGGAACGTCAGCTTGTCCTTCATCTCCTGCTGCTTCATCTGCGACTCGGCGGCCTTGAGCTGCATTTCCATTTCTTCCGGCGACGGCGGCTGCGACGCGGGGTCGGGCGGCTGGAGCAGGTACTGCGACGGGTCAAGGTCGTTGGCCTTGGCCCAGTCCTGGATGTAGGCGTTCCAGGGGGCCACGTTCCCGGCCATCGCCATCTCCTGAAACACGGGCAGCGAGACCTGGGCGAACTCTTGCAGCGTCCGCACTTTGTTGTTCTTGTTGGGCTTGCGGGCCGAACCGGCCTCCACCCGGAAGTGGAAGTCGCGGATCACGTTCTCCACGTCCCCCGTGAGAATCTGCGTGTCCCAGATGTAGGCCCCCAGGTCGCCCACCGGCCCTCGCATGTCGTCGCCGGTTAGTTCCCAGCGGGCGGCTTCCATCGTCTTGAGTGCCGTTTCAGAGAGCCAGTCTTCGGTCTTGCTGGCCATGTCGTCGGGGCGGATGTTCAGGTTCTGGTCCTTCACGTCCGCTTCCGTGGCCGAGCGAATCTGCGTCCCCGTCAAGCCGTACAGCAGTTCGGTCAGGCCAATCCGTTTGTCGATCGACTGGTTGACCTCGGCCACCATCCGCCAGATATGCTCCTGGAAATCGGGCGCATCGAGGAACTTCACCAGTTGGTCGATGGGCTTACCCAGCGTTTCGGACAGTTCGATCAGCGTGAACGGCGTCTGGTTGTTGCCCAGCCGCATGTCGGCCAGTTGCTTCTGGATGTCCCCGGCGGCGCTCTTGAGCACGCCCAAATACGTCGTGCAGCTCTGGGCCACCTTGTCGGCCAGGAAACTCATGCACCAGTTGATGAACCGCATCTCGCCGATGGCCGGCTTGATGAGCGAGATGGGCCACACGCTCCCCGGCTTGTCGTAGAAGTACAGCCGCGAGAAGGGCCAGCCGTTGCCGCACCCCTCGTCCAGCCAGAAGGGAATCGGCCACTGCCCCATCTGCACCAGTTCCTCGGGATCGCCAGCCAATGCCTGCGGCGGAATGTTCAGCGGGTAGGGCACGTCCCTGGCCACCACCACGAAGCAGTTGTCGCCAAACATCTCGTACTGGAAATGCTTGTCGAGTTGGTGGTTATCCCGGTTGGCCAGCCGCTGCCCGAAACCGTTCTTGCTCCAGATTTTCCAGTATTCGATCAGGTCGAAACTGGAGCCGCGGCCCTGCTTGCCTTCCTTCTTCCCCTTCTCGGTGGCCTGCGACGCCGCGCTCTGCTTGTGTCCCTTGAGCGTGCCCGGCGGCAGGCCGTACATCTGCTCGACGAGGTTGACAGGATGCTCGCAGCGGCGGGCGCACCACTGCACGTCCTCCCAGCAGGTCGCATCGGGATCTACCACGAAGTCGTCCACCGAGACGTTCACCGCCCGCGGGTAGCGGAGACTGGAACCCTTGGGCTGGAAAACCTCGATCCAGGTCAGGCTCATCCCCTTGACCAGCGCCTCGGTGATGGCGAACCGCGACTGGGTTTTCAGGTCGCCCTCGACGATGGCCCAGTTCAGGTAGTGCTCATAGATGGCGGAGTGCGACTGGCGGATTCGCTTCTGCGTCTCCTGCTGGTACTGGAGGAACTGGTACTGCTGGGCTTGCAGCAGATCGTTGGGATCGAGGCCCAGCGCCTCGGGGGCGATCTCTGGCGTGACCAGCGGCGAGACGGTGATGTTGGGGTTCTTCCAGTACAGTGCCGGGCCGAACAGGGCCACGATCTCGAACACGCGATTGACGGTCATCCTGAAGGTGGGCATCTGCGCCCCCTTCTCCAGATAGCCGCCGGGAGAGGCCGAGTACTTCTTGTCCCACATCCAGTCGTGGGCGCCGTCGAAGAACTGCATCGCCTCGCGCGCATATTTGCCGAAGCGTTCCTCTTTGCTCTGCTTGGCCAGCTCGATTTTGGCGAGCCATTCCAAGCAGACCGGCCTCATCGGGTATTCGGTCATTCTTTCTTCCGCGATTGGGCGCTGGCCGCATTGGCAATCAGGCCGTTGATCTGCTGCTCCAGCTTGGTCAACCGCTCCAGCGCGTCAGCCTTGAACTTGCGATCCTCGACCTCCTCCTCGGTGTAGTCCCAGCCGCCGTGGTCGCGGCGCTGCTCCTCGGACTCGCGCAGGCGGGGGTCGCCCATGTGCCGGATGGCGCTGCGGACCTCGTTGCCGACCGTCCGCACCTTGATCGTGCTCCGCTTTTTCTCGATCACGAAGGCGATGTGCGGCACCTTGCCGCGGTCTCCGAACTGGAACCAAAGCACACGCTGCCCGAGCGATACGGGCGGCATCTCGTACTGGGCCTGGTCAACAGGCGCTTCCTGCATGGCGTTCACGTCGAAACTCCTTGGGGGCCAAGACTGATATGGGGCGTGGGGCCTAATCCCCAGCCCTTCGCCGCGTTGGCTGCGCGGCGCAAATTCTGCTCGCGGAGAATCCGCTGAATCCACGTTTCGGCGTGGACCTTCGTGGGTGGCTTGCGGTAGGGCAGACCGTGGGCTACGGCGTACTCGATGCACTCGACCGCGTGGCTGTACCGCCGCCGGTCGCCGTCGTCGGTCACGACTCCCAGGGCCGAGACCTTTTTCTTGAAGCGGCTCATCTCGAAACACAGGTTGGGGCACTTGTTCGTCACGACCAGCAGTTTCGGCGTGCCGTCCTTGCGGACCACTAGCCATTCCCGCAGGATCGTCTCCCGACCCTTCACGTCGTCAGAGCCGTGCAGGAAGTTGTGGCCCGTAGCCACCGACTTGATGCCCCGTTTGCGGAACTGGGCTTCGTACCGCTGCTTGGGCGTCTCGCCGCCGCCGATCTCGCGGAGCCGGCCGCCGTGGGCGTCGATGATGAACGCCTCAAACGTGTCGTCGCGGACCTTGTTCTGCACCGCTTCGCCGAACATCTCGGCATCGCACCGTTCGATATACAGCTCGTCGTACACCACGGCGTAGTCGCCGAATTTCTGCGGCGGCACGGCCAGAAACTCCACCGCGCAGATCGTGTGGCCGGGGTCAACCACCAGGTAGCGGCACCAGTCGGCCGGCGGCACGCCTTTGTGCTCGACCAGGATTTTCTGCGCCTCGACCGCCGTGGCATCTTTCCGCACTGCCTCATGGATGTCCTGGTGGAAGGTCGGGTACATCAAGTACGAATCTGTGACCAGCTCGCCCAGCGCGCGCTTGCGGTACTCGTCCTCACTGGTGGCTCGCCAGCGGGCGATGTTCTCCTCCATCTCCTTCTTGGGCATAAATGGGTTGTCGAAAATCCTGGCGCGAAACACGGCCGTCGAGGACTTGAACTTCTGGTCCGCCGGAATCGACGGATCGTCCTGCTCATTGGCCTCACGGATAGCGTGCTTGGCGCAGCGGTCGGCCAGATTCACCAGGGCATCGTTCTTGGACAGCGGCAGGGCCGACCAGATCAGCCGGCCGCTCCGCATCGTGAGGCGGGCGATCATTTCGTCGTACCAGTCGGGGCGGGCGATGTCTTCGTCGATATGCACCAGGTCGGCTTGAAAACCGGCGGCGGGCTCGCCCTTGCTGGAGAAGGCGTAGATCACCCAGCCAGTGACGAGTTCGACCTGGGCGAACACGCCGGTCTTCTTCTGCACCCAGGCGATGCCCTTGCTGTAGCCCCCCTTGATGAACCGATGCGGGATCAACGGAGGTGCCGGCTTGGCTTCTGCCTGCCGCTTGGCATCGTCCTCATTCCACGGCTTATAGCAACGCCACTGTTTAGTTTCCTTGTCGCGGATGATCTTGAACGCGCCCGACTTAAACAGGTACTTGTGAACGACTTTGCCGATGTGTTTTTCGTCGAGGCCAATGATGGCCAGGATGCCGTTCTCTTTGGGGTATTTGTCGTAAGGGTCTTGCCCAGTTACGGCCCGCGCATCCTCCACGAAGGCGGCAATGGACTTACCCGTGTTGTGTGTCAGCAGCAGGTCGCGCGTGAAGAACGTCTCGCACGTGCTGTTCACTGAAATGCAGGTGCAAGACGATTCTCCGCACTCCTCCACGCGGTCTATCGTGCGCGTTCCGCCCGCTCGGTCTTGAAAACGATCTGCCTTCCGCCTGAGTCGGAACGGGCACAGATGCGGCGGCATCCAGATATAGAGGCGGTGTGCCGGCCGACCGGCCTTCTTGGTCGGCTGATTGGGGCTGGTGTAGACGGTGCTCTTGGTGGCAATCGAAGCGTAGCCACCCAGCGACCGTACAATGAAGGCGGCGTCCTCAGCCAATCGCCGCGAGGCGCTGCTGTATTCAATCTTGCCACGCTTGTCGATATGGCCATCCGTGTCCAGCAGTCCGCGCAGCACCTCCAGCCGAACCGCTGCCGAGTTGAATAGGTATTGATGCGGGATGTGCTTTTCCCATGCCCGCTTGCCGTGAATCCCGATCAACTTGAGGGCCTGCGTTAGCGGATTCTTCCTGCTGCCGCAGCGTTTGTTTTTCTGCGACAAGACCCAAGCCACAGAACGCTCTCCGCGGTCCTTCACGGCTTCCACAGAATGCGATCCATCGGCGGCCACAACTGCATCCACCAATTCGCGGTCGATGGTGTGGACCTTGGGAGCGTTGCCGGTGAGGCCGCCATCCCCGATCAGGATTCCCACCGCATAAGGTTCGAGCAGAACCGGGCGGTGCGAGAACTCAATGGGCGTCTGCCGCACTTGGGGGCGATTGAAGCACACCCTGCCGACGCGCGCCAGCGACTGCTCCCGATGCTTGTCCGTATACGCCTTTAGTTCCATCGTGGTCACGACTCGACGCTTGCCGGCGACCCGGTCCTGCACGTACTGGACTTCCCACAAATGCCCAGCGCTGCAAACGACGCTCGTTCCGTCCCCGGTATGGACGCGGTACATCTTTTCCGCGCCCTGCGGATACACGCCGGTCACTTGGCACGTCCTGCCATCACCGCCGATAACGTCATCGCCAGGAATGAGCGAACCAATGGCTGCCCAGCCGTGAGGCGTCAGAACAGGCTCATCGTCCCGCAGCGCTTGATTTCCAGCTTGCAAAAGTCGTTCCTTCAGCGTGCATTCGTGGAACCGCTGCTGGAACGGCGTCGGCTCGTACAGCTTCAGGGCCTCGATGTTGCGGCTGGCGCGCTCCGCCACCAGTTCCCGCAACTCCTCCTCCTGGTGCTGCGTGGCGGCGGGCTTGTGGCCCAGAGCCGGGATCTCCAGCGGGTTAAGCAACTTCCTGTTCCCCCTCTGGCTTGAAGATGCCGACCGCGATCTTTTTGATCTCCTGCTCCAAGTCCTCGTCGGACAGGTACTCTTTGGGAACCTTGGCGGCGCCCGACTGCGTGACCTGGTTGGCCATCATGGCCATGATGCTGAGAATCTTGACCCGCTGCTGGCTCCCCGGATTGGCCGTCAGGTACGTCCCCAGCGTATGCTGCGCGTAGCCCATCGGGCCGCCGAACACCCGCATCAGGCACTCGAACACCTCCCCGATATGCGGCAGCCGGGAATAGTCCCGGTGGGCCACGTCACTGAGCATGTTCAGCGCGGCCTTGTCCAAGAGCGCCAGCCGGTCGTCGATGGCCATGTCCTGCTGCCGCTTACGCTTCTGCGAGCGGCAGGGGATGCACTCGTCCCGAAAGCCATCGGGACTGGCCTTGTCTTGGTGGAAGTGGCTGGCGTCCAGCGGCTTGGGCTGGCTGCACACCGAGCACACCTTGTCGGGCGGTACGAAGTCAGCGAACGTCGGCATAAATCGGTTCCTTCCGATAAATCCAGAAGCCGCTGTGGCTCATACTGAAGGCAAACGGCTTGGCCTTGCTGCCGAAGATTTCCGTGACGGCCTGGGCAACGCCGGGGAACTGCTCCGATCCCCAGTCGTGGCCGATCAGGATGCCGCCGTCCCGCACCAGCGGCAGCCAGGCGGTGATGTCGTCCCGCACCGACTCGTAGGAGTGGTCAGCGTCAATGAACACGATGTCGAACATCCGCCCGTCGAGCGTGAACTGCTGGGCCATCTCGACCGACGTGCCCGTGCGATAGTTGATCTTGTGCGCGGCAATTTCGTCCTTGCAGTTCTCCAGGAATTTGTAGAGCGGCGGTTCGGCCTTGGCGGTCTCGATCAGCACGTCCGAGCCGCGCCAGTGATCGACGCACATCACCGTGCATAGTCCGGTGGCGGCCATCGCTTTCGCGCTGTCGCCGTGCCACGTCCCGATCTCGCACACGTCGAGCGTGTGCTGGTCCGAGCCGTTAGCGCCGATCGTCCGGTCCCATTCCGACTTGACCACCTTTTTCAGCGCATCCAGATGCACCTGCGGGGTCGAGTGATGGTAAATCTTGGTGACGTGGCCGTTCTTGGGCGCGAGTTCCACCATGTCGTCGGTCAAGCCCAAGTCGTGCATCACATTGACGTTGACAATCCGGTTGCCGAGGCAGTCGTCGTTGAGCACCGCCCGCTTGAAGGAGCTGGCGATCTGCTCGTTGCCGTACCGCTGCGGCTTGCCGACGTTCCACGGCTTCCAGTGCCCGACCCACGAATCCCAGTTGCAGAACACCGGGTTGTAGCCCAGCTTGGCGCTCCCCGCCAAAGAGATGTCGCGGGTGTTGGTCACGTCCTCGGTGGACGCCTTCTGGCTGGCGTAGCCGTCCTTCCATTCGTAGTAGAACCAGCCTTCGTTCATCCACCGCGCGCACTGGCGCAGGTCGATCTCGCCGTTCTTGAACTTCTTCAGAATCTCCTCTTTGTTGATGAAGCACGGCTCGATCAGCTCGAAGGCCCGCATGTCGTACATGATGAGTCCGGTCGGGAGCGCAGCGCACTCCACGATGCCGGTCATCATGGCCGCTTCGTGGCGGCTGTAAGCGTGGATGCCGAAGGAAGTCTCGTCTCCGTAGACGCCCATCGAATCCCACCTGAAGACATAAACATTTTCGTAGGGAGGGGGTCCGCAGTACGGCGCGCCGATCACCACCGGCCCCTTGTCGTAGTGATCGTAGAGAAAATCGAACGATGAGGGAACGAACGGTTTGAATCCCACATCGTTCTGATGTTTCGCCGGACTCTGATCGCTGTCGATCATCACCAGAACTTGAGCGCCGGCTTTCCGCGCTTCAACTACTGCGCGATTGCGGCTCATCGTAATCGGGCAGTCATTGATGTCGCTCGACGAAATGTTGTCGATACGCTTCTCTGCCTTGGCCCACAGAACAGTCTCCGTAAACCAATGTCTGATGTCAGGATGCTCCTTGGCGGCCGCGCCATTTCCCCCGTAGGGGAAGGTGGCGATATGCAGACCGAGTTTTCGAGGCGTCATTCGTTTTCCTTGGGGTAGGAAATATGGTCAATCAAGGCGTACATCACGCCTATATCGTCGCCGAGACAACCGGCAGCCACGTTGCATGAGTTGCAGAGAAGCCCGCGAACTTGGCCGGTTTTGTGATCGTGGTCCACATGAAGTCGCTTCTTGTGTCTATGTCCGTTGATTTCGCTGGGAGGTCGGCCGCACACCTTGCAGCAGCCGCCCTGCTCCTCCATCATTTGTTCAAACTGCTCGACAGTGATTCCGTATTGGCGTTTCAGTTTCCACTCGAACCATCTGGCCCTGCGCTTATCGGTTTTGTAGTAGGCAAGGTATCGCTCGCGCGTCTTGTGGTAATGCTCGCGCTTTTTGGCGTTGTGCTTGTCGCGGGTCTTGGCGATGAAAGCCTTGCGGAACACCTTATGGCACTCGCGGCATCGCTCGGTGTGACCCTTTCCCTTCTTGTAAAACTCCACTAGCGGCTTCGTCTTGCGGCATTCTTTGCACGTCTTGGTCCCGACTGTTAAACTCTCCATAGCCTTGCTCCTGTCAACTCAGGGGTTTGGTCAGCCCTGCGTCACCACAACGCGGGGCGTTTTCATTTACAGGTGTTACGGTTTCTTCTCCTTCTTTCCAAACAGCGCCTTGTGCAGCGCTTTGCCGATCTTCATGCCGGCGCTGGCCAGGGCGGCGTGGGCCGCGACCGCCTTTTCGGCGGGCGTCTCGGGTTTGCGGGGCGGTTTCGGTGCTCCGTGCATCGTCTACTCCGGTTAAAAGGGCGGTCATGGCCGAAACCATGACCACCCACCCCAAGGCACGCTCTCGCGCCTATTACCACCTGATCGTGGCGTGTACCAGCAAGTCGGTGGCGGTCTCCGAGGTCGTCCGCGTACTGAGCGCCACGCCCAGCACGTTGAGGCACAAACTCGTGGCCCGCAGGCCGACGCTGGAGTTGCCGTCCGTGGCCACAACGAACGTGACGTTGCTGATGCGTCCGCTCGTGGTCGCCTGGGTCGTGGTCCCGGTGGCGTTGACCAGCGGGTTGCCGGCCGTGATGGCACCGTTGAAGTCGGCGCCGTCGATCGCCGTCAGCACGGTCGTCGGGCCTTCCAGCACCACCCAGCACAGGTCATCGTCCGCCACCCCCGCGCTGGGCAGGTTAGGCAGAAACGCATGACGCCCCGTGGCCAGCACGGTGGCGTAGCCGTCGATGCTGGTCAGGCCGGCGTAGCCGGCGGTGGCGGTGAGTTTGGCCACCCGCTTGCCGAGCAGGGCCACCCCCGACTCGTTGCGGACGATCATGGCCTTCACCGGGCGGCCCACCGGGCGTCCGGCGCTGTCGGTTGATCCCTTGACGGGATGGAAGTAAATCTTGCCGAGCATTTCCTGGTTGACCAGGTTGCCATCGGAATCTTTGCCCTTGTAGGTCTCATTGAGAGGGAAGGGCGGTTCTGCATAAGGAAGCATATTCGTCGATCCTTGTTGGATTGGTGTTGACTGGTTTCACGCCGCTTAGGCGTAGTCGGCGATCTTGCAGAAGTTGCGCGGCGAGCGGAACTTCAGGTTGGACAGAGTGCCCAGCACGGCGTTGTAGCGCTGCGTGTGGATGTCGTATTCCGGTCCCTCCAGCTTGAACAACTGGTCCTCGCGGGCCATCAGTTCGCAGTTGTTGGGGTTCCAGCCGTAGCCGTGAACCACGTCCGGGGTCGCGTCCAGGCTCGGCACACCGACTTCCCAGGTCACTTCCACGCCGTCGAACACGATCACGTTGCGGAAGCCCAGGGCCACCAGGCCGTTGCCCTCGCCCTTGTTGATGTTGATCTGCTCTTTCGAGTCGATCAGGTTGGCGAAGGCCGCGTAGGCCGTGCGGGTCAGCGTGAACTGGCTGATGCCCTCGTTGTCGTCCTGGTTGCGCTGCGAGTGGATGATCGCAAACCGCAGCACCTCGTCGGCCTGCCCCACCCACGTATTCGTGGACGAGGGGAAGTCGGCGTGGCTGCTGTTGGCGCTGACGCAGTTCGGAGTCCAGAAGTCGTACTCCGCGTCGGCGATGCCGCGGGGCCAGATGACCGACGTTTCCTGATCGCCGCCGTAGTTGCCCAGGATGGTCGAGAGACCAGCGTAGGTGTCGGACGGGTACAGGTTGGTGTCGGTGGCGTTGGCAGACTGGGCCAGGCCAGTGGTGGCGCTGATCGTCTGCGTGCCGCCCATCATCGACTCGATGCCGTGCCACTTGGTCTCGTTGCCGGTGGCGTTGCCATCGACGTAGACCTGCTGGCCCAGCCCTTGCCGCATCGACGAGATGAGACGTTCGCCCATGCCATCGAAGACCTTGATGAGCGCCGCTTCGCCGCGGTTGGCGAGCAGCTCATCCTTCGTGATGGAGTCCGTGACTTGATAGCCGCGGTAGTCCAGGGCCGCCGTCTTCCACAGGTTCGTCTGCTGGAAGTTGCGCTGGGTGGCGCCGGTGTTCCCCTCGACCTCGTGGTTCTTGTAGCGCACGCGCCAGTCGAACCCCATGCCCGAGTTGTCGTAGCTGATGCGCCCCCGGCTTTCGAGCAGCGCCAGCATGGCGAAGCGACGCATCGCTGCGTTCTCCTCGCCCGCAATATGCTTGGCCATCGTGGTTGCGACAGTGCGCGCCCACTGGGTCTGGCCATAGTTGATCTGGTCAGCCATGAGTTAGTTCCTTGTGGCTCATTAGCCCGCGGGGAAGGTCACGCCGTCCTCGCGGAACGCCTGAGCCAGTTTTTTACTGAGTGACAAATTCCGGTTCTGCTCGGCAGCCGAGTCCGCAGGCGGCGCAGTGCCGTTGCGGTTGGGCGGCGTGGCGGCATTCCGGCTGGTTATGTCCCGCTTCTTCTGGTCGCGGAGTTCCGCGGCAGACGGAGCGGGGGTAGAAGGCTGAGGCGGCGGCGCGGAGCGCTGATGCTGCTTCAGCACGTACTGGCAGAGCTTTTGGGGATCGGTGATCCCCAATTCCTCCTGGGCCTCCCGGAACCACTCGTCCGCTTGCGGGTCGAGTTGGCTCGTCAGAGGCTTCTGCGTCAGGGGGTCTTTGGAGAACAGCCAGTCCGCGTTGTCCCGCTCGAAAGACGAGAGGAACTGTTCCGCGGTCTGCTGCTGAGTGCGCGTTCCGTACATTTTCTCGAAGCGGCGCACGGCCTCGTCGAGAATGTCTTCACGGAACGGCGCGAGTGCTTCGTGGGGAGCGTAGGCGATCTTGTTGATCCACTCCTGCTGGTATAGTTGGTGGGCGTCATACGCATCCTTGATGTTTTGCGGCGTGTTGGGCTTCCACGCCGTTTCCTGCTCATTGGTGGCAGGATTGGTCTTGGTCTCCTGGTAGTAGTTGACCAGCCGCATGTCCACGGCCGGCGGCTGCCACCAGCCTTTCGGCTCCTCGGTGGTCTCGGCGGCGGGCGGTGGCGTGGTCTGCTGCTGCTCGAAATACCGCTGGCCGTATTCGATGAACGGCTTGCTCTGCTCGTACTCCTTGCGGAGCGCTTCCAGTTCGGCCTGCCGTTGATTGGCCAGCTCCAGCGCCCGCTGGGCGCCGGTCTCGATCGAGTCCACCCCCTCAAAGCCAGCGGCGCTGAACTTCTCCAACAGGGGGTTTACGGGCGGTGTTTCTGCCGGTGTGGTGGGCGTAGCGGCCGTAGTCGTGTCGGGCGGGGACTCGGCGACCGGCGGCGCCTGAGCTTCAGGCGGAGTGGTTTCGGTTGGGGCTTCGGCGGGGGGCGCGGCAGACTTCTTGGCCATAAGACACCTTGGGGTTTGGGGTGTCTATAGCCATGACGCATTGCATTAGACCTTGCAATAATCTTTGGTTATGGTCTACTGGGATTGAACGGAACTGAACGGAATTGACTCGGAGCCACGGATGCTGGTTGGCGTAGGGCACTTTCAGGAGGAACGCTTGTTGCCGCTCAAGGACGCCGGCAGGGCCATGAGTCCCGCGCGGTCCCGCGTCTCGCTCTGGAACTGGCACCGCCAGGGGCAGCTCAACCAGTCGGGCACGCACATCTTCCTGCGGGTCTGCAAACTGCCCAGCGGCTATCACACGTCGCTGGAGGAAATCGCCCGCTATCTGCACGCGGTCGGTTCGGTCACGGTCCCGGCGGAGGTGGTGGGCGGCTCACTGCACGGCCTGACGCTGCGGGTGTCTGATACGGACGACCTCACGACGGCCGAGGATTTCGTCTCGCAACTGCATGGCCGGGTGGTGCCGCTGGATGAGGTCTACAAGCTGATCCGCTACTGCGACAGCCGCGGCCAGCCCCGTTCGTTCCTGGTGTATTTTCAGGATGAGCAGAAGTGTGTCGAAGAAGTGGAAAGACTTTTAAGGAGTGAGTGATGAAGGACTCAGAGGTTCGCCCGAGCGGCGGCATTGGTTTCGTGGGGCTGCTGACCATCGTGTTCATCACGCTCAAGTTGTGCGGCGTCATCAGTTGGTCGTGGTGGTGGGTGCTCAGTCCAGTGTGGATCACCGCCATCGTCGTGCTGCTGCTGGTCGCTGTGTGTTGTGTTGCGATTGCGTTTCAAAGGAGTAAGCGATGAAAACCGAAACAGCCAGACGTTTCCAAGTTCGTCCGATCGGCGATCAGATCGTCGTCATCCGCCACGAGGGAGAGGACAAGTCCCCCGGCGGCATCGTCCTGCCCGAGCAGGCCAAGGAAAAGCCGTGTCGCGGCTGCGTGTCGGCGGTCGGCTCGGGGCACATCTCCAACGGCCAGCGGATTCCGCTGGAGGTGAAGATGGGCGACGAAGTGTACTTTGCGAAGTACGCCGGCAATGAGATCGAGGTCGAGGACCACAAGTTCGTCGTGATCCGCGAGCAGGACGTGCTGGCGGTGGTCAAGACGGTGGGGGAGTGATGAAAGCCACCATCAGTCTCGACAACGCCGCCGAGCAACCCGTGACCATGAAGATCACGATGACGATGGCGGGTTGGAAACTGCTCAAGGAGCAGGTCGCCCAATCGCCACGACAGGCTTCCTATCCGCTGTGGAATCTCCAACGCGCCATCGACGATCTGGTAGCGCAGTGTGAGCAGGTGATTTTCTCCATGCCCATAGAGACCAAGTAGAGTGACGACTAACCCCACCGCCGCCTACGACCCAGAGACCGACTTAATCAAGGTCACGCT